CCATGCATAAGTCAAGCGAAAAACAGCGATTTAGAGCAACTTATCACGCTGTCAGCAGCAGTGAACGCACAACATTCCATTACCGAGATACTGAGAGCATATAACAAAAAAGCCCCGCCCAATTCAGCAAGGATGAATATATCCTGCTAAAATTGGACGGGGCTATCAAACTATTCACTTTTCAACTTCCAAAAGCATCGTTCTCTCTCGAAATTTCGACTTGAATTATCCGCCTGCGTGTTGTATAATAGGGATATATCAATCAACAGAGGGAGGTTCAGCTATGGAAGCATCTGCAATTCCGAAATATCTCGCACTTGGCGAGAATGTTTGCGTAGAATTCAAGCGAGGCGGAAACGGGTTTGAAGATGATACGCTACAAACAGTGTGTTCATTCCTGAATCGATTCGGAGGAGATATTTTCCTCGGCATAACCGATACCGGAGAGATTTGCGGTGTACCGGAAAAAGCCGCGCCCGATATGGTCAAGAATTTCATCAAAAGAATCGGCGATACTAATCTGTTTTCCCCTACCGTTCTTCTTGTACCGGAAATCCTGCAATACGAAGAAAAAACAATCATTCATGTTCACATTCCTCCGAGCGCCGAGGTTCACAAGTTCAAAAAGGACATTTATGACAGAGTCGGCGATTCTGATGTGAAAGTAACTGCCACAGGCGCAATCGCTCAGATGTATATACGAAAGCAAAACATCTTTACCGAAAAGAAAATATATCCGTATGTAAAATTGGAAGATCTGAGAACCGACTTACTGCCGCGTCTGCGTAAAATGGCTCTGAACAAAGCTGATCAACCCGTTCATCCGTGGATGGAACTGAATGATGCGGAAATGCTCAGGTATGCCGGATTGTATGATACTGACAGAGTCACCGGTGAAACCGGATATAATCTTGCTGCCGTTCTGCTGCTCGGCAGAGACGAAGTTATCCGTGATGTCGTTCCCGCTTATACAACCGATGCCCTGTTGCGCCGTGTAAATGTAGATAGATATGATGACAGAGAAATTGTCGAAACAAACCTGATAGAAAGCTATGAAAAGCTGCTTGAATTTGCGCAAAAGCATATGCTCGACAAGTTTTATCTTGAAGACGGTCAGCGGCTCAGTCTCCGCTATATCATTGCGAGGGAATTGGTATCAAACATCCTTATGCACAGGGAGTATACCAGTCCGCATCATGCAAGACTTGTCATCGAAAGCAACAAAATGTATACCGTGAATGCAAGCCTTGCAACACAGGAAATCTTGATTACTCCTGCAAACCTTGAACCGATATCGAAAAATCCAATCATAGCAAAATTCTTCCGAGAGATCGGTTTCGCTGATACTATGGGCTCCGGCGTGCGGAAACTCTTCAAATACACAAAACAATATTCAGGTGCAGATCCTATATTTGAAGAGGGAGACATTTTCCGAATCACTGTGCCGCTGGATGATAGCTATTCCTATGATGCAAATATTGGATCACTTGCATCTGAAAATGCCGATAAAGCAAAAACAAGTGCCGATAAAGTTAATTCGAATGCCGATATTGGTATTGAGAGTGCCGATAAAAATACCCGTTCCATTTTAGCAAAACAAGAAAAAACTATCAAGCAATATGTAAGCGAATATGGTTCAATTACAACCAAAATTGCTGTAGACATTCTAAGCGTTAAGGAACGCCGCGCAAGGTTTATACTTTCAGCAATGGTTGATAAAGGAATCTTGGTTAAGCAAGGGCAAAATAAAGGAACCATTTATATCATGGCATGAGTAACAAAATAAAACCGCCTTCTTTGCAAAGCGTTACGAGAAACCGTAAAGCCTGCAAGATAGGCGGTTATTTAATGTGCTTATTATTCGTGTCTCATGCCATGATATCCAGTTTACGCACATCATCAGTGTGTCTGCCGGTTTTTTTCAACCCATGATTTGAGTTAGACCTGAATGTTTCTTTTCCATCCTCAGAAAAGCCAATATATTCTGCTCCCCAGCCTGATTCAAATATTCTGGTGACAAAAAATCTACCGCCCATACCGCTAATTATTTCATCTCCCACACAAATAATATCATCCGGTAGAGCATCAACAATATTAAGCTGTTTTGCCTTTTTCACTTCATTCAGTATCTCACTAATTACAGAAAACAAATCCTTCTCTGTCTTATAGAAATGAATTTTGATCTTAGAATTAAAAACCAAAACATAAGGCAGTTTACCGTCATTGTCACTATCACATAAAATGTGTATTGGAATACCGGCTCTTTCAGCATAAGCTAACTCATATCCAACAGATAATGACGGATATATGCAATCTGCGATGAACACATCCGCATCTCTCAGCAAGTCCAGAATTCTATCAGCAGATAACTGATTCGTTGTATTATTGAAAGAATCAGAAACTGCTGGCAGCACTGTGTCTGTCTGTGTGATGTAATCGATTATTTGATCATGCACTTTCTTCTCATCATTATTGCATTCAGATTTTGAATAATATACTTTCATGCAATATCACCTTGTTCATTTTCTGAAAGTTTTATCAAGAAAAAACTTCACTATTTTTTATTTATCTTTTCAATCTTGCAAATGTGCTTTTTACTCTTTGTACTGTAATCAATTCCAACCAAAAGAATGTCGCCAAAATATCCATCAAGAATTGCAAGTCGAATTTGCAGATTTCCCGTAAATAAACAACTCAAGAATAAAAATAGCCCCGTCATTCAATCAATGAGAACGTCTCTCCCTAACAAAAGGACGAGGATATAAAACTATTTACTTCTCAACTGCTCCTTCGACTTCCACTCCACCATAGAAAACGACCTTAATCCTGTCTTTGCTGATCACATAAATACGTTCAATCAATCTCGGAATCATCACATTATCAAATTCATCCATCGGACTCATAGTTGAAAACAACTCTCTCGCACTTACTGCTTTCTTGATGTTTAGCTGCACTGTTTCTTTGCGTATCTGAAGCTGCTCCAGCTTTTCCTTGCAGTTCAGTTCTTTAATGTTCATTTCTTTCAACTCATTCTTAAACTGCTCAAATGCTGCACCTGTGATAATACCAAGAATATCATCACGCCTTGAACAGATTTTCTCGACTTCTGCAGTTGTCTCTGTCATCTCGGCATCTATAATTTCAATTTCATTTCTGCTTTTTTCCATTGTATCTGAAATTGCGTTTTCTACACGTTCCGGATCGTCTATCATTTCATTAATTAGTGTCAGCACCGTCCTCTGCAGCTTATCTTCGTATATAGAAACGCCTTCACTACATAATTTCGTACCATGATCAGTCCTTGTTCCGCATCGCCACACACCGACTTTTCTTTCAGTAAGCTTCCAGATCGTCCTCTTATAGTGTCCGCCGCAGTAAGGACATATCAGCAGATCTGAAAAGCAATATTTCTTTGCATTCTTCCTGCCCGGATGTCTGCCCTTCATTTCTGCACTTCTTCTCGCTAATTCCAGATGTACTCTGTCCCATGTGTCACGGTCAATTATCGCAGCATGGCAGTCGCGGAGATAATACTTTGTTTTCTCACCATTATTTTTCTTTCGCTCATGTGTCAGGCAGTTGACTGTGAAGCTTTTCTGCATAATTGCATCTCCGACATATTTTTCGTTTATCAGAATATGCTGCACATTGGTTCTGTTCCAGTTGGTGCTGCCATTCTTACGTGGGACGCCTTTTTCTGTAAGCATTGTTGCAATTTTCCCCATGCTGTTTCCTTCTGCGAACTTCCTGAAAATAAAGCGGATTGTTTCAGCCTCTTCTTCAATGATCACAGGCTGACCATCAACCATTTTGTAACCGAGTGTATTATGCATCTGATATCGCACTTTACCGGACTGGAATGATTTCTCAATGCCCCATGTCACATTTTTGGATATAGACTCTGATTCTGCCTGTGCAAAGGAAGCATACAGTGAAATAGCAAATTCCGATGAAGCGGATATCGTTTCTATATTTTCCTTTTCAAATTTAACATTCACTCCTAAGTCTTTCAGTTCACGCACATATTTAAGACAGTCAACAGTGTTTCGGGCGAATCGGGAAATTGACTTGCATAGAATAAGGTCGATTTTATGTTTTCGTGCCAATTCTATCATTTTGTTAAACTCATTTCGCTTTGCTGTTCCTGTACCGGAAATGCCTTCATCCGCAAATATACCAACAAGTTCCCAGTCGGGATTTGCTGAAATATAGTCAGTATAATGCTTGACCTGTGTTGCATAAGAATTCTGCTGTTCCTCTTCGTCCGTACTGACACGGCAATATGCAGCTACACGTGTAATTGCGATACCGATGTCTGAAATCAACGAATGCTTATTTTTCGCAGGAATCATTGTTACTATAGGGGATGTTATGGTTTTATTCATAGAATTAGCCCTCCTCAACTTATACAGTTATATTTCTCAAATGCAAGATCGAAAATAGCAGTCTTGATTTGGTTTGCGTCTGCATTTTCTGATTTTAATGTTGTTTTCAATGCCTTTTCCTTTTCAAAGACCGATTTCAAAGGAATGTAAGTTGTTTTTTTAAGCTTTTCAGTGTTAATAAACTCCGTCCTTCCACCAACTGTGTACTGTCTCTTATTATTGCCCAACGGCTTTCCTTTCCGTTCTTGTACACGATCAAACAATTTCTTATCAAGTATCCGGGGATATCCATCCGCTCCAATATATCGCTTATCATAAAGAATACTGCTGATCTTGCATGCATTCTTTTTTACACTGTCCTTGAAATAAACATCGTCTTTTTCAAATAATTCCTTTGCAATAGACCAATTGCTGCATCCTGCGGCACGTTTTTCAAAAATCCAGCGAACATTTTCCGCTTCAGCTTCATAAATGTTGATCACGCCACATTTCATAATATATCCGTAGGGGAATTTTCTCATTGCCATCACAGTACCTCCCTAAAATACAGTCCGCCGATCAGGTGAAAAATAATATTTCTTCCATTAATCTCAGCATATTCAAGTATCATATTTACAAGTCGTTCAGGTACAGTCGTGTTAACAGCCCTGTATATCATTTCAATCCGCTCTGCTGTATCATCAGTATAGATACTGGTTTTTTCAATTCTACTTGTAATTTCATCCAACTCTGAATTCATCTCATTTTCAGCAGACATAAAATCTTCACGATCAATGCATCCCTCTGTGCACAGCTTGCTCAGCATATACCTACGCTGCTGAATATCATCCGCTCGTTCCTTAAGACTTGCAATTTCTGTTCTATACATTGTATCCTTCATCATCTCAAGCTGAATCATAATTGGTGTAAGAATTTCATCTGCCTCGATCTTGTTTCCTGCAGTCGTGATACCGACCTCACCACTGGTCAGAATACCTGTCGTCTTGCTGATTCCATCACCGATAACCATTGCTTCCTCCTCACTGTTCGCAAGCGCACGTGAGAATGAATTGATGAGCCAGCCCTCAAGATCATATGCATTGTCAGCAAGAAGCTCCTCAGAGACTTTCACAGCTACCGACAGCTTGTACGCATCAAGGATGATCTGACTGAACTGCGGGTCAGAGAACACAAGTTCACCGCATTCCTCGATCCATGATGCAGCTGGCTTTGATGCAGCAACATTGATCTTTCGCTCACCGGAAGTCTGAATAACTGTTCCGAGACTTCTCATAATCATAACATTTTCCTCATCAAGCTTTTCAATAAGACGTGCATCGTATTCATCGGGTACAAGATATCCTCCGGAAGTATCAGTTCCCTCTGTCAGCACATTGCTTACCTGACGGAAGTTGCTGCGGAGTGCGGTCAGAAAGCTGTGCTTGTACGCATCAGACGCACGACCGGTCTTTGTATCAATTGCACTGCCTGGAATATTCGTCAGCGGCGAACCGACCGGACGTGAAAGCTCCGCTTCAAGTGCGGCACTTCGCTCCATACGCTCGATTTCCTTGCCGAGTGCGATGATCTCCGCCTCCATGCGGTCATAGGTTTCGCTGTCCTCCGCAGACAGTGAACCTTTGTCGGTGCGGTGAGAATCCAGAAATGCCTTTGCAGCTTCCCAGCTCTTTGCACGGTTCTCACGAAGTTCATTGATTGTGAAGTTTTTCATATTTTGCTCCATTTCTGCCCGAAAAGTGTCGGGCTCACATGACGGTACTGCAAATGATTAATTATTACAGCACATAAAAAATAGCCCTCCGTTATTTGAAGAGCCTGCGAATGTTATAAAAAACAGCTTATGCTGCTTTTATCAGGGGAATCATTTCAGTTTTTCAAGCCTTTCATAATACGGCTGAACAGGGATACCGGTAGGATGTGTAATTCTGTTCACAAGTGCAGCATCTGCTTTTCTCTGTGAAAACAGTACAGATGAAGAATTTACATTCACAGTCTGCATTACCTGTTCAAGAATACCGTCTGCAAAACCGAGTTCAACAGCTTTGTTTGCATCCATCCATGTTTCGGCATCCATCATTTTTGACAGTTCCTTCCGGCTGAGACATGTTTTTATCTCATAGGCATTGATAATACTTTCCTTCACAGAGTCAAGCATTGCAATTGCTTTTTCCATGTCCGTATGATCGCCCATTGCAACAGTTGCAGGATTGTGTATCATCATCATCGACACCGGACTCATAAGTACCTTTGTACCTGCCATAGCGATCACAGATGCAGCAGAAGCAGCGATACCGTCAATTCTGACTGTCACATCATGCGGATAGTCCATCAGCATTGTGTATATCTGTGCCGCAGCTACGCAGTCACCGCCAGGCGAGTTGATATACACTGTTATAGGTGTACTGCATTTTTCAAGTTCTGCCCTGAACAGTGCAGGCGTGATATCATCCTCAAACCAGCTTTCTTCTGCGATCGTGCCATTCAGATGCAGAACTGTTTCATCTGCATTTTTTGTCCAGTTCCAGAAGTGTTTCTTATTCATTTGCATTCTCCTTTCCGGCATATGCCGCACCGACCATATCCAGTGGCATCATTGCACCCTGAACCATGAAAATATCCCCATCAGGGATGACATCCATATTTTCCAACCGACGCACATCATTAGGACACAGAAAGCCGTTGTTGATGCCAACTGCATAGGCTTCGTAGCGTTCCTTGTGAGAACCTCTCAGTAGACCGTCAGCGTTAAAGCGTATTTCATACTGCTTTTT